CGCTCCGCCGCCTGGGGATGATTGCCCGCAAGCTGCGCCGGGATCTGTGCCTGCCGAGCTGTGCCAAGATGGGCGTGGAGCTCGAATGTAGCTACAAAACGATTCAGCGGGACATCGATCTGCTGCGGGACTTTTTTGGATACGAGCTCGAATACGACAGCGCCAAGTACATCTACAAGCTGGCCGGGCCGCTGCCGGAGGCCGTGCTGTGACGTTGCGTGATTTGCTTACGATGTTCTCCGCCCGCGTCATCGGCACCTACACGCCTGCTCAATACGCCCAGCAGGTCATCATCGCCCGGAATAACCGAATGCGGTGGGGAATGGGGCAGTGGTGAGCGTCTTTAAAACAACCGGAGTGCTCATGGGGAAAGGTGCGCCTAATCGCCAAAAGACTGGACGTATTGTGCAGTGTGCAATCGTTCTTACGCCTGACCTTGGTTTTATAAGAATTTGGCCGTTGCACCCAGTTGAGCATAAGGAAATAAAAATCTGGTCTGTCTTGTCGTTGGAAATTGAAAAAACTCCACACGACAATCGCGAAGAATCCTATCTCCTCAAAAGCGTTATTAAGACAGGAGAAATGCTGGATAGGCATGAACGCAGGAAAACACTTGATCGTTGTTGCCTTAATTCTGGAAACACTGACCCGCAGCGATTCCAAGATAGTAACAGAAAAAGCATTTATCTGATTAAACCTGAGCAAATTCTTGAGCATTCAATTTGTCACAATGAAGTCGACCCTCTTGTGCTGCATAAAAATACGGACGAGGACGGATGGATACAGGATCAAAATCACCGTCCAATGCGGGCAGTTGTAACATGGAAAAGCATTCAGGGATCACAGCATACTTTGGGCGTAGTCGCTCAAGGGGTGTGTGAGCATTTAAGAAAAAATCCACATTGTCCTATGCGGGTGTTTGAAAACTTGCAACTCATGGATTCAAAATTTGATAAGTGGTTTTTATGTGGGAATCAAAAAGACAGAAGAAACTCATGGGTTATTGTTAATGCCTTTTGTCTAAAAAAAACGGAAAAGCCGATTACCCCGCTTTTCTTGCCGATGTTCGATGGCACCGAAAAAGATTGGCCTTATTTAAGGCAAGGGGAAAAAAATGTGAAAATTGCGGAATCGGGCCAGATGCTGCTCGAATTCATGTCCACCACCACTTCTACGACCTCAACCGGATGCCTTGGGAATATGGCGACCAAGAATTGTCCGTCTTATGTGAACACTGCCACAGGAGAATACACAACAAATGAAAAAACATAAATTCAACATATTCCCGGCCGCTAAAACCGAGGATTACAACCGCCTAAGAGACGATATTCGAGACAATGGGTACGACTCAAAGCAGCCGATTATTATTTATGAAGGAGAAGTATTGGACGGATGGAACAGGTGGACGGCGTGTCTTGAATTAAAGATTAACCCGCCAGCTCGTCAATTTGATGGCAATGAATCGGAGGCGATTGGCCTTGTGATGAGGACAAATAAGCGTCGCAATCTTAACAGCGGGCAGTGGGCAACGATTGCGGTTGAGGCCGAGGATATTATGGCGGTTATTGCTGCGCAGGCAAAAAAGCAGCAAGGGAAGAGAACAGATTTAACATCGGACAAAAAATTGTCCGAAGTTATCAAGCATGAGCACGCCAACAAAACGGCTACTAAGACGGCCGACCTATTTAACACAAACAGAACGTATGTAAATCAGGCCGCCAGGATTAAACAGGCCGCACCGGATGTATTTGAGAAGGTCAAGGCTGGAAAGATGACGATGCAGGATGCAGCTAGGGCCGTTAAGGCAATTCCAACAGAGCCATGGCTTGATGATGAAAAGGAACGCAAACAGAAAGTAGAGTCAGGCAAAGCAGTGGTTGCTAATTCAAGCCGAGACAAAAATCTTATTCAGTGGGCAGAAAAAAAGGGTTTGGCTGTTCGTGTTGACCGCAGTTCAGAGTTTGGGAATCCGTTTATATTGGAAGATGACGGCACTCGTAATGAAGTTTGCGACGCATACGCCACTCACTATTTGCCAAATAAGCCGTCAATTAATTCAAAAATCAAAACACTACAAGGCAAGGTTTTAATTTGTCACTGCTATCCCCAGCGATGCCATGGGGATGTTTTGGCCAAGAAATGTAATCACTAATGTCCGTAAAACGCACCACATGGCTGGTCGAAATCTTGGAACGTGCCAAGCGCAATCTGGCCGCCGAGCAGCATAAGGCCGCCGGGACTCGGTTGGATCTGGCGCTGACGATTGCCCAGGAGCTGTTGCAGCGGGCGAAGGCGTATCAGAAACGCGATATGGATACCAAGGCCGTTGGTAAGGAAAGCAAATGATTCACCAACTACCACCGACCGCCGTTGAGGTCATGAAGAACGGGGCCCCGGAAGGCACGCGCAACACGGAGCTGTTTAAGCTGTGCCTTCAGTGGCGCGACTCCGGGGCGTGCCAGGACGAAACGCTGACGAACGCCGAGGAATGGTGCGTGCGGAACAATCTACCGCTGAAAGAGGCTGAGGGATGCACGAAGTCTGCATTCAGACAGCCGGCCCGTCAGCCCTATCAGCCGAAAGGAAAATATAAACTGCATAATTTACAGATCGTAAAAGAAGGAGATCCCATCCCGGCCATGCCGCGGAGCGTGGATGAGACGCCGGTGGAGAAGTTCATGACGGCAGCGTTTGAAGTGGGTGAGATGATCAACATCACCCGCAGCATTCGGGACGACGACCGAGAGCGGCCGGACGGATCCGGGGAAACCCGCACCCGGGAAGAATGGCTCGAGCTATTCAAAGGCGAAGGGCTGAAGGAATGGCAGGGGAACGCCGTGGGAGTGTATGCGTCGATCAATCCGAACAACGGGAAGGGCCGCAAGTCGGAGCACGTTGTGAAATGGCGGCACTGCCTGATTGAATTCGATGAATCGACGATGGACGAACAGTGGAAGATTATTAAAAAGAGCGGACTTCCTACCACCTGCATCATCAAAAGCGGCTCACGCAGTCTTCACGCGTGGGTGCGGATCGATGCGACAACGCAGGAGGAATTCAAGGAACGCGTCGAATTTATTTACAATCATCTCGAGCATTCCAAGCCGGATCCGGCGAATAAGGACGCGGGGCGCCTGTCACGTCTGCCCGGGGCGATGCGGACGGCCACCGGCCAGCGGCAGGACTTGGTTGAATGCGGAACGCCTAAAATATCATTCCTAGAATGGAAGGAGCGGATCTTGTTTGGCGACATCCCTGAGCCGTACAAGTGGGACGACCTGCTCAATTTTAAAGAGACAGAAGATCCGACCCAACTGCTTGGGAAGCGGTGGATCTGCCGGGGCGGATCGGCGCTGTGGGTGGGTAGCAGCGGGCTGGGTAAATCCGTCCTGTGCACGCAGGCAGCAATCACCTGGGCAATTGGTCGGGCGTTCTTTGGCATCAACCCGCACGGCAACGGGCTGAAGTCGCTGATCATTCAGGCCGAGAACGACGAGGGGGACGTGGCGGAAGCGATTCAGGGCGTTTTGAAGGCTATGAATTTAACGCCAGAGGAGATTGAGCTGGTGAAGAAAAACGTGATTATCGTCCGGGATTGCACGTCCACCGGGGAGAAGTTCGTCGATCGCGTCCGGCGCCTTGTCGAAAAGTACAAGGTGGATCTGGTGTGGGTGGATCCCTTGCTGGCGTTTATTGGCGGCGACCTGTCTAGTCAGGAGACGGCCAGCGAGTTCTTACGCACAATGCTGAACCCGCTGTCGCTGTCGGCCGGATTTGCGTGGATGCTCATTCACCACACCCCGAAGCCAGTCCGGGAAGGCAACGGCTATCAGGGGCACGATAAGGCGTACAGCGGCTTTGGATCGTCCGAGCTGACCAACTGGGCTCGGAGCGTTCTGACGCTTGCGCCTGCTGGCGACGATGCCGAAGGAAGGCGCATTTATCGTTTGGAGGTAACCAAGCGCGGGAAGCGGTCAAACCTGTCTTTTGGCGGCATTGTGGCGCAAAAATCAGTGCAACCGCACGTCAATCTAAGCCACAGCGACGTGGGGCTTGCGTGGATTGAAGCCGGTGAGGCCGTAAAGAAGAAGCCCGGGCCGGAGCCGGACGAAGTGGATTTCAGCAAATACAAGGAATATCCATGTGCCCGTGGCGCGTTGGAACAGTGGGTAATGAAGCAAATTGACGGAATTTCGGAGTCTACCGCCTACCGGATAGTCGGGCGGGCTGTGGATCAAAAAACCATCAAAAAACAGGCAAATGGAACCTATATTTTGGAGCAAAAAATTGATGAACCTTTTTAACCTTCAAATTAACTTGAAGGTACCTTCAAGATCGGTTGACGGTACCACCATCAAGTTCCCCCCTTTAAGGGGGAACTTGAAGGTGAAGTCTGAAGGCGCTGAACAACTTGAAGGTAGGTGCGTATGATTGGGCCAGAAATCATCGAGAAAATCCCGGCTAATTTTCAGCACCCGGCGATGGCCATGGATTCGCTGTCTGATCTCGTTTTGGAGGCCTATTCCGAGCTCAAGATCACGGTCACCACAAGCACGGCGTTCACCACGACCAAGGTGATCGAATATCTGATGGCGAAGGCACCGGATCACCCGGCTATGGCCAACCGGACGGATACGCTGGGCCATGCCGTGCTGAACATAGCGCTCAACAAGTCGCCGGAGTCCATGACTGCCGTGGCTAAACGGTACGGGGTGACGAAGCAGGCGATCAGCAAGCAGGTGACTGAAGTTTATGACCGGCTCGGGATCCGGTCGCGATCACAGAAAAGCGATAAGGCCAGAGAGTCCTATCGCAAGCGGGCGTACAGAGTGCACGCACAGCGGCGGCGTGAGGCTCCCAAGTTCAACATGGCCGCAGTCAAGAAAGGCATAAAGAAATGAAATTAAAAGCAATCGTCACTAAACTAAACGACACACGCGACAAGGCGCTGGAACTGGTGGGCAAGACCATCGGACTGGCGGCTGAGGCTGGCACGATTATCCAGCAGGCCCGGACAGACGGCGAGGACGTCCGAGATCTATGCGAGCAGGCAGGGATCACTGAGGAGGTTGGCAGACGCTATGAGAAGGTGGCGGCTGCTCAGCATAAACTAACATCAGGCCAGGCTGACGCAGGCGAGATGCGTCAGACTTATCTAAGGATCGGAATGCTACCGGATCCGATTACCGCCAGCGTGCCGGCCGACCCCAAGCCGTTCTTGTGGCCGGTGATCAAGGCGTGCCAGTGGCTAGGTAATCGCGGATCAAAGTACATCAGTCAGGATGCTGAGCTGCGCGAGCAGTTTATACGCGAAGCTGAGCCCATTGTGAGGGCCTACAACGAGCTCAAGGGGGCGGAGTGATAGACCACAGCCACCCCCACCCCATACCCCCCGCCACGGGGCGTATAAAGGAATCTCTTCAACCAAGGCGAATCTCCGCGATGCATCGCACT